TGCAATGAAGCGTCGTTAATGCAAAAGCCCGTCATCTGGAAAGCTTGTGTTGGTTATGACAAGGAATTGATCGAACCCGCACTAATCAAGGCCGTTGCTGTTGGTCGTATTACTCAGCAAACCGCCAACAAGCTGATACCAGCGCCACAGGATGCTGGTGTTATTGCAGGACTACTGACTGGTAACGTAACCGAACTTCCCAATAATGACCAGCATCTTAAATCAAAATGGCATGAGATTAACCAGGCGATGAAAGATGGTCAAAAAAGATTAGATGATAAAAAACGTCAAGATATTTTAGATCGTGATGCCATTCGTGTTGAGCGAGAAAGGAATAACCAAGCAATGCTAGAGCAGGCAAGCCAGTTATTAGCTGAGTCAGTTTGAATGATCCTGTTGCTAAAGCGCAAGCATTGGCAGACAAAGCAAAAAATAAGAGATTAGACACATGGAATACCATCAAACAAGCATCACCAGAAATGGCTCAGTTTATGCTTGATATTAATCAGCACATGGGAAAGCCTGCGTTTATCGAAGTGGTTATTAATGACAAAGTCGTGCTTAAGCAGGGCGTTGAGCAGGGCGTTAGAGATATGACAGTACCGAAGTCGAAGGTTAGCTGGTGAAAGCAACCTTTATTATCGACAGTGATCGTAAACACTTCCACGCAATAAAGACGATTAACGACTTGCCGACTGATGGATCAATGGAAGTCGTTATTCAAAAACACGTTAAAAAACGAACCAGTGGGCAGAACCGTTACCAGTGGAAGGCCATACTGGGTGACATATCCAGACAAGTAAGGATAGAAGGAAAAGGATTTACTCCGGCAATCTGGCATGAACACTTGAAAGGATTGTTTTTACCGGACGTACCTAGTGAAGAACTAACCCTGCCAAGTTATATCAAATGGCAGGAAATGCCAGACGGTACGCTCAAGATGGTCGGTAGCACAACGAAGCTGACGACTAAGGGTATGAGCATCTATTTTGAACAGCTCTATGCGTATGCGGTGACTGAGTTGGATGTCAGGTTTACGAGTAACTTATGAATAAATTACGAGAAAGCGCTCGCGGACAAGACTGCTTAGTTAGATTGCCGGGCGTATGTAATCGCAATCCGGAAACCGTTGTGCTGGCGCATTTAGGCGGTGGCGGGATGGGCCTAAAGAAATCAGATTTACAAGGTGCATTTTGTTGCTCAAGTTGTCATGACGAGATTGATCGCAGGACGCGCATTACTGATCGAGCTTATGCAGAACTAGCGCATAGGCAAGGTGTAGAACGAACTCAAGAGTATTGGCTTAAAAATGGCTACATCAAAGTATAAAAACAAAAAGACCGTCTGTGGCGGCATTACTTTCGATTCGATGGCAGAAGCCAAGCGCTATGAGTATCTAAGCATGCTTGAGCGCTCAGGGCATATTAGCGGATTAACGATGCAGGTTGAGTTTGTGTTAATACCGAAGTTAATTAAAGAAGATGGACGCTGTGAAAGGGCTGTGAAGTACAAAGCAGATTTTGTCTATTCAAATGGCACGATTGGCGTAATAGTTGAAGATGTTAAGGGCTTTATTACTAAAGATTACATTATTAAACGAAAGCTCATGCTTGAAAAGCACGGCATAACGATAAGGGAAATTAGAAAATGATTGATTTAGTTTACATCCCGATTTACTCAGTAGTGATAATTTTTCTATTTGTTTGTTATGAAATGCACAGGTGGGACAAATGAAGCATTGGATCGAGACAGTGATAATAAGACTATGTTTAACGATAGTGTTAATCATAGCCTCGCCAGCGATTTTATATTTTTTGTGGATTGAGAGGGAACGATGAATACACGCGAGGCGATAGATTATGATTTGGAGTTTTTGTATAAGTCAGCAAGAAGCGTACACAAGCTGCCGAGTGATGCCCAAGAAGATATTTATCTGGCAAGAGTAAGAGAGTTGGTAATCGACAGAAAGCTAAGTGACCAAGCCGCAAGAAGTAAGGCGTTCAACGAGGTTATGCTGTGAGTGCTAATGACGATCAAGTGGGTGGCGAACACTACAAAAATATGCACATACAGCCATGGGAAGTTATGCAATCAGTTTTAACAAAAGATGAGTTTACTGGATTTCTAAAAGGCAACATTATCAAGTATTCATTGAGAGCTGGAAAGAAGCTAGGTGCTAATGATGACGATCATAAAGCGCTGCATTACATGCAAAAATTACGGGAGGTTGAGCATGAAATGGCCAATGCTTAGATTTCCGCCCATCAATCTATTTTCAGCGCCAGTACAGATGAAGATATGCAGACACACGCACTGGGCAAACTATGTCAGTTGGGGCAAGCAAGTTTGTGTGGACTGCAACAAAGAGAGGCCATTGCACATGAAAATAGAGCATCAACGGTGATGGATGATATGCGAATACTAGCTTTGATCGTGGCCTTGTGCATTTTTGTTATCGGATTAACGATGTTTTTGGTCAAGTACATACTGCGACTCTTTGATGACTTATGGGCTGATGATGACAATGGATACTTCTAACGTGCGGAAGATGTGGCACAAGCCTAGTATGGTTGATTCATGAACCCTAGACAACTCAGATTTGTAGAAGAATATCTAGTCGACTTGAATGCAACTCAAGCCGCCATTAGGGCTGGGTATTCTACCAGGACTGCAGCAGTCATTGGTAATGAAAACCTTAAAAAACCTTATATTCAATCCGCTATTCAAAAAGCACAGCTGGCAAGGTCTGAGCGCACACAGATTACCGTAGATAAAGTGCTTGAGGACATTGAACTCATTAAGCTAAATGCTATGCAGCAGGAAGATGACGGTAAGATGATTAACCATGCCGGTGCGCTTAAGGCTTGCGAGTTACAAGGTAAGCACTTGAAGATGTTTGTTGATAAGGTTGAGCATTCAGGAGGCCAGACTTTGCACGTCATTACAGGTGTCAATGCAGCCGATTAGACTGAACTATTACCCTAGAGACTGGCAACGAGAGTGTCATTCTAACCGTAAGCGATTTACTGTGCTGGCTCTGCATCGACGAGCCGGTAAGACGGAATTAGCTATCATGGAGCTGCTAGACGCTGCTATGCGCTTTGATAAAGAGATGGGTCAGTTCTTTTATGTGGCTCCGTTCTTAAAGCAAGCAAAAGCAATCGCCTGGTCAAGACTTAAGCAGAAGGTTGCGCCATTAGTGCCTCACGGTGCTGTCATTATTAATGAATCAGAGCTATCCGTTCAGATCGTGGCTAATAATTGTCTCATTCGTATTTTTGGTGGTGATAATCCTGATGCGATGCGTGGAGTTCGACTCGATGGCATTGTCATCGATGAGGTGGCTCAGATTAAGCCTGAGGTTTGGCAGGACATTATTCAACCAGCTTTATCAGATAGACTAGGTTGGAGTTTGTTTATAGGTACCCCAAGTGGGATTAACCTTTTCAGTGAATTGTATTTTAGAGCTGATAGCTATGAGGATTGGTACTCTGCTAAATATACGGTTTACGACACCCATTCGCTTGATGAGGCTGAGGTTGAAAGGCTGCGTCGAGATATGGCAGAGACTTCATTTGCAAGAGAGTATCTGTGTGATTTTAGCGCTGCCGGTGATGACCAGCTCATGTCGCTATCAGATGTTGAGGCTGGGGCGACTCGCACTATACCTGACAGAGATATTATGTATGCGCCTAAGATACTAGGCGTGGACCCTGCACGATTTGGTGATGATCGGTCTGTCATCTTTATGCGCCAAGGCTTAGCGACTCATAAGCCGATTATCTTGCGTGGCATTGATAACATGGCATTGGCTCAACGGGTGGCCTCTGAAATCATGGAGCATAAGCCTGATGCGGTGTTTATCGATGCTGGCGCTGGTTCTGGTGTAATAGACAGGCTGCGTCAACTGGGCCATGAGGTCACAGAGGTAGCCTTTGCCGGTAAACCTACCGATGGTCGCTATCTTAATAAGCGCGCTGAAATCTGGTGTGAGTTACGCGACTGGCTAACGGGTGGCGGCTGTATTCCAAATGACCAAGGGCTTAAGCAAGACTTAGCCTCACCGACTTACTTCTATAACTCTGCCGGAAAGATACAGCTAGAGTCTAAAGACGAGATTAAGAAGCGGGGGCTGCCTTCACCGGATATTGGTGATGCGCTGGCCTTGACCTTCTCATTCCCTGTTATCCCTAAATCATCCTCCCATCATTCTTCTAACAGGCCGCGCACGGACGCTATGCGTGGTCACGATCCCTTTGCGAGTAGAACTCAATGATTAAATGGCTCAGAGCGTCACACTGTGCAGTACCTAATTCTTATCCCTGCCTCATGATGCTAGATTCAGGTGAATCAATCATGGGCATGTACGAAGGACACATGAAAGTCATCGCCTGGACAGTCGTCAATCTACCTGAATGGATGCTGATAAAGAGAGGTCCTGGCACTGGTAAGGTTTGTGGTGAGAATCATCCCAAGACAACTCTATCTGATGATGACTGCGCAACAATCAGAGCGGCTTATGATACCGGCTCCTTCTCATATCAAATGCTGGCTGATAAGTTTGACTGCTCCAAGTCAACGATCAGAGACATCATCAAAGAGCGCACTCGGTTCAGTGATCGGCTACGCAAGTAAGCCGTGCGGATGATAGCCGATTGAGCCGTTAGACTCTCACTAACTTTAAAAGTGAGACTGATTATGTGTTCTAGCCCTCCTAAGATTCCTGCTCCACCACCACCTCCACCACCACCTCAATTAGCCCATGCGCCTGATGTAAAGGCTGTGGTTGCCGATGTGGGTACACAGAATGTGGCACAAGGCGGAGGCGGAGTTACTACCACTCTATTAACCGGTGGCCAAGGTGATCCTATCGCTGCGGGTACTCTTGCTAAGAAGACTCTGTTAGGCGCTTAGGGTGTCGGAAGAAATCAAGCTACTTAATAGACGATGGGCTGCTCTCAAAATGGAGCGGTCCACTTGGCTACAGCATTGGTCGGATGTGAGTCGCAACTTACTGCCGGTCAATGGTCGCTATTTCATCTCAGATCGCAACAAGGGCTTTAAGCGTCACAATGTCATCTATGACTCTACCGGCACGAAAGCACTCAGAGTTTTAGCCGCTGGCATGATGTCCGGCATGACTTCACCATCACGGCCTTGGTTTAGGTTATCAATTACCGATACTGATCTTATGGACAGTCAACCGGTCAAGGTTTGGCTCAATTCAGTATCAGATCAAGTTAGCGATGTACTGGCCAAGTCTAACTGCTACCGCGTCCTTCATTCTATGTATGAGGAGTTGGGTGCCTTTGGTACGGCCTCAGCTCTGATTGCTGAAGACTTCAATAATGTTATCCATCTTCATCCGTTCACGATTGGTGAGTATGCCATCACGACAGACTGGAAGGGTGAGGTTAATACCTTATACCGTGAGTTCGACAAGACAGTTGCCGAGATCGTCGGTGAGTTTGGCTTAGAGAATTGCAGTAGTGTCGTGAAGTCTGCCTATCAACGCGGCAACCTCGATCAGTGGGTGACGTTGATTCATGCTATTGAACCCAGAGCAGATCGAGATCAGTCTAAGAAAGACAATCTCAATATGCCTTGGAAGTCTGTGTATTTTGAGCGTAATGCCGGTGACAAGAAGGTCTTGCGTGAGTCTGGCTATCAAACCTTTCCTTGTGTGTCGCCTCGCTGGACTACCGTTTCTGGCGATATTTATGGTGTTTCACCAGGTATGGAAGCGCTAGGCGATATTAAGCAGCTACAAGCACAACAATTCCGTAAGTCACAAGCTATCGACTATCAAGCTAATCCACCTATTCAAGTGCCATCAAGTATGAAGAATAGAGAGATTGAGTTATTCCCTGGCGGTATCTCTTATTACGATGCCTCCTCTGGTACTCAAGGGGTTAAGACAGCGTTCGAGGTTAATCTTAATCTACAGACCTTGTTAATGGATATTCAAGACGTCCGTACCCGTATTAATGGGGCGTTCTTCAGCGATATATTCATGGCTATCACTCAACAAGATACTCGCATGACAGCAACTGAAGTCGCTGCGCGTAATGAAGAGAAGATGTTAATGCTCGGTCCAGTGGTTGAGCGTCTTAATAACGAATTACTTGATCCACTAATCGAAACTGTCTTTGAACGTCTATTGACTGCCAACATGTTACCACCACCTCCAGAGGAGTTAGCCGGTCATGATCTTAATATTGAGTATGTCTCCATGCTTGCACAAGCTCAAAAGGCTGTTGCCGTCAACGGTATTGATCGCTTTGTCTCATCAATGGGTCAGATTGCAACTCTGCGGCCTGATGTTTTGGACAAGTTTAACCCCGATCATTGGGTAGATGCTTACTCCGATAAGCTGGGTATTGATCCCGAACTGATTATCAGTGGCGAGCAAGTGGCCTTGGTGCGTCAACAACGAGCAGAAGCACAAGCTCAACAACAAAAACAGGCAATGCTCATGCAGGCCAGTGAAGCAGTAAAGAATCTTGGACAAACTTCAACTCAACCAGGCACAGCATCGGGTGATGTTATGGCCGCAATGAAAGGACAACAACAAAATGCCTAGACAACTATTTGCCACTACCGGTTATACGGTTGGCGCTAAAGAAACCACCGAGCTTGAAGGTGTGCCGGTAACACCTACTGATGCAACTGCATTGCCCAGCGGTCCTTGTACTGGCATTTATGTGACTGCACTAGGTAACGTCGCGGGAACATTAGCTTCCGGTGGTACGTTTGTACTGACCGGCTTAGTAGCAGGCCAGATCGTTAAGATCAATGCCTCTATTATCGCTGCGACTTCAACCACAGCAACCGGTATCTTCGCTTTATATCCTGCGGGTAACTTGTAATGGCATTGACGCTGGCATCATCCAATGACATGTACACCAGTTATGCGGATGCTTATGCGGTTGTTCCAAATGACTCAACTGATCTACCGAATGGTGTATCAAGAGCAATCATCGTCTCAGGTGCTGGCACAGTCACTCTGCAAATGGCATCGGGCAATCAGATTGTTATTACCGCAACAGCTAACTCAATCGGTTTTGTTCTTAATCTTCGAGCCAAGCGCATTTTAGCGACAGGCACAACTGCCACCCTTATCAACGCTTTGTACTGATATGAAAATGATAAGCATGAAGAAAGAAAGTGACGACATGGGTGAGGCTGCTTACTGTATGCCGGCTAAGTATGGCTATGGCTTGACTCTTCATTTAGATGATGACCAGTGCGAGGCTTTGGGCATTACGAAAGCATTAAATGCTGGCACTCAAGTCACTCTTCAAGCAATGGCTGTCGTTACTTCAGCTACTGAGTCTTTAGAGCGTGATGGCGACGACAAAGGTACGGACGTCAGTATCTGCCTACAGATTACCGATATGGGCTTAACGACTGGTGGCTCATTAAAGAATGCCGCCAAACTCTTATATGGTGCGGATGATAAGTAATCCTGAAGGTTACTCTGATGACGACGCGAGAGCTGCAACACAACAACTGCGCAAGATTCAAGCGGTGGTTGAAGCGCAGGACTTTACTGCGATTGCCATGTTGCCAGAAGGTAGACGACTACTAAGACGGCTGATGAGCGAGTGTGGCGTCTTTCAAACCAGCTTTACCGGTGAGGGCTTAACAGCTGCACATAAAGAAGGTAAGCGGGTTATAGGGCTTTGGGTACTGGAGCAATTTAATAACTGTCCAGATTTATACATACAACTTTTAACGGAACAAACTAATGACCGAAGAAATAGCATCGACGACTGAAGAAGTTGCAACTGATGTTGTCATTGAACCGACTACAGAATCCACTCTATTATCAGCAGAAGCAACCGACGCGCCTGCCGAGATAGAGTACACCGACTTCACATATCCTGAAGGTACAGTGGTTGACGAAACTATCCAAGACGCCTTTAAAACAGCGGCCAAGGAAGCGGGTCTAACCCAAGCGCAAGCGCAACACTTGACGGATATGGGAGGCTTGATGAGAGCTAAAGTTATGGCCGACCATCAAGCTGCACAAGCACAGGTCTATACCGACTGGGCAGAACAGTCACGCTCTGATAAAGAGTTTGGCGGTGCAAAAATGGACGAGAACCTGGCTATCGCAAGCAAAGCGATCAACGCTTTTGCCACGCCTGAACTGAAAGCTCTACTCGACCAGACGGGTATCGGTAATCATCCTGAGATGATCCGAGCCTTTTATCGAGCAGGCAAAGCAATGTCAGAAGATAACTTAGTACCTGGTGGTAAAGGACCAGCTGCTACATCATCTCTGGCTGATCGACTTTATCCACAATAGGAAGTAAATAATGGCAACTTTAGCAACTGGCGCTTTAACATTGGCAGATTGGGCCAAGCGTCTTGACCCCGATGGCAAGGTTCCTGCGGTAGCAGAGCTTTTGTCGCAATCTAATGAAATTTTAGAAGATGCGGTTTTCCAAGAAGGCAACTTGCCAACTGGTCACCGTGTCATCATCCGTACTGGTTTACCGACTGCCTACTGGCGCTCGATCAACCAAGGTATTCCAACAAGCAAATCGACTACTGCGCAAGTAGATGAGTCAATCGGCATGTTAGAAGCCTACGCTAAGATCGATAAAGACTTAGCTTTACTAAACGGCAACACCAATGCTTTTAGAATGTCAGAAGATTCAGCGTTCTTGGAAGCAATGAACCAAGCACAAGCCAGTACATTATTGTACGGCAACCCTGCAACTGACCCACGTCAGTATCTAGGTTTAGCTCCACGTTATGGCGCTATCTCTGGTGCCGGTAATGCGCAAAACGTCATCGACGCGGGTGGTGTATCAACTAACAATACTTCTATTTACTTAGTGGTTTGGGGTGATAACACTACTTTCTGCACATTCCCTAAAGGTTCTAAAGCTGGTTTGGCTCATGACGATCAAGGTGAATTGGTTGTTTATGACTCTAACTCTAACCCTTACCAAGCCTTCCAAACGCATTACCAATGGAAGAATGGTCTAGTCGTTAAAGATTGGCGTTATGTCGTTCGTATTTGTAACATCAACACAGCTAACTTGGTTGCTGAATCTGCAGCTGCTGACATTATCAAATTGATGTCACGCGCTTTAGATCGTATTCCTAACTTGTCTATGGGCCGTCCTGCTTTCTATATGAACAGAACAGTTTACTCAATGTTAAGAATACAAGCGTTGAACAAATCACAAAACGTCTTAGACATTAACAGCGGTCTAAATCAATTTGGTACACCGTCTAGCTGGAACACTTTTGAAGGTGTGCCTCTACGTCGTGTTGACCAACTCTTAAACACAGAAGCGAGAGTGGTGTAGTCATGGCTTATGTAGACAACAACTTATTATTGTCAGGCTCGATCTCATCGGTCGGTGCAGTCGCAGGACAAACTGTATATAGCGCGGGTACTTCGGTACTTAGCACTAACACAGTTGACCTGGGTGTTGCCCGCGATATGGGTGAAGGTACTAATTTATTCGGACGCTTTCAATATACGGTTGCGGCTGTTGGCGGCACATCAATCGAGATGCAAGTTATCTCGGCTACTGATGCGGCTTTAACTACTGCGGTTACTGTATTGGGTACAACTGGACCTATTGCTGTAGCGTCTTTAACCCTAGGCTCACGCTTTGCTTGTGACATCAACCCAGTGATTGGCTCTAAAGGTCAACGCTATTTGGGTTTACGCTATATCTCTGTGGGTACAACTACGGCTGGATCGGTTTTCGGTGACTTAGGTGCTGAAATCCAAGACGGTCAAAAGTTCTATGCAAACGGTTTTGCGGTTTTATAAGGACTATTTATGGCACGTTACAAAGTATTGGTTCAAAGTTTTATCAATGATGCGTTAGTACAAGAAGGTGAGGTCGTCGTTCTTGATGACAAAGCTGAAGTGTCTGACAACTTAGAGTTAATCGTAGAACCAAAGAAATAAAGAACATGCCCCCTGCTTCGGTGGGGGGTTTTCTCAACCCAAGGAGTCCATCCCTAATGATCGAAGTTATACAACTTGCTACGGGCATTATGGATGCACTTTCAGCCATGCTAAGTAGCTTGGAAACACTCATTCCTAAAGTCATAGCAGGCGCTTCCGTTATGGCGGCTTTTATGCCCCCAGCAAGCAATGATTCAGCCTGGTCCAAGATTCATACTGGCATTAACTGGATCGCTTTTAACTTCAAGAATGCCAAGAATAAGGGTGACGTATGATTTATGCCCTACTTATTATTGCAGCCTTCAGCACGGGTTTTGGTGTCGCTTACAAAATAGACAGTGCGGCCATCAATGATTTACAACGATCTATTCAAGTAAGTAACGAACAAGCAGCCAGTACCTTAACCAGTATTCAAGAACGAGTAGCACAGGCTCAAGCAACGGCTAAAGAGGCCAACACTAATTTGGAGTTAGCTCATGCCCAATCAATCACTACGATTAATGCTTATCACAGCGCTCTTAAGTCTAAGCGCTTGTACGACACCCATCGTAAAGACAGTGGTTGCTCCGTGCCAACAGATACAAATACCGGCATCGCTGTTAGCTCAACCGAGCCAGCCGAACTTTCAGCAGAACTTACAGACTTTCTTCTCGCCCAATCCCTCGCAGCTGACCAAGTAGCTGCGTATGCGCAGGAGTGTTTTAACTTTATTAATCATACTTGTGGATTGGAACAATGAGTGAAGCGGAGATTCTTATGCCAGTAGTCGGAATGTTAATGTCAGTGTTAATCGTAGTCATAGGATGGATGGGAAATAAGCTCCATGAGCGGCTAGGCGAAATAAACGAAACGCTCGCCACTATTGATAAAGACTTACGTCATGAGTTATCAAGACTTGATACTCGTGTAGCAGTCATCGAAAGCAAGGTTAAATAACATGACCATACAAAACACCACCCTTCGTAAAGCAGGACCCAGTCAAGGCAATGGAGTTACAACGGTATTTCCGTTTACGTTCAAAGTCTTTACCGCTACTGATATTTTAGTAACCTATCTTGATGCGCTAGATGTTGAATCGGTATTGGTACTATCTACTAATTACACGGTCACGCTTAATGCAGATCAGAACACTTCACCAGGCGGATCAGTCACTTTATTATTTGCACCGGCTACCGGCACATATATTACCCTGACATCGCAAGTCACTAATACGCAAACACTGGCTTTAACTAACTCTGGTGGTTTTTATCCAGAGTCGATTAATAACGCCTTGGATAGGATAGTTATTCAGGTTCAGCAAGTAGCAGAAGAATTAAGCAGAACCTTTAAGTTACCAATCTCATCAATAGGAACCACTGGTCAAAACATAGATGATTACATAGCACAAGCAGAAGTATCTGCCAATGCCTCGGCTAGTTCAGCTTCCGATTCAGCAACATATGCCTATCAAGCAAGCAATTCAGCCACATCATCATCTATAAGCGCTACCAATAGTTTGTTAGCAAGTGCAGCCTCTTCAGCATCAGCAACAGCCGCTGCTAATTCAGCACTTATTGCTGTAGCGCCTGCTAAATCTGCATTAGCAACCTATATAGATGCTTATTTCCCAGCCAGTCGCATGACAACATTTACTTCAATTTATGTTGGTGGTGGTTGGGATATGGGCAATATCACACAAGATGTTTTTACTAATGAAACATTAATTCGATGGGTTAGCTTATCAACAGACGCTACCGCATCATTTAACTTTGGCACTGTGCCTTAACCTGGAGTTTATATACTATGGCTGACCAAATACAACGCAGGGGCGGCACTACTGCTCAACATGCAGGATTTACGGGCGCATTGCGTGAAATAACCATTGATACTGATAAAAAGACAGTAGTCGTCCATGATGGCGCGACACCAGGTGGCTTTCCGCTACTACGTCAAGATTTAAATAATTTTCCTGCTGGCGTGTTTGCTCCTACTGCCTCACCTACTTTCACAGGCAACACAACCGCTTCATTCGTTAGAGGTGAATTTAGAAAGGATGCACCAACCGCTGTAGCTTTTACAGTAACAGCGGCCTTTGCAGTATCAACGCAAACACAAATGTACATTGATGTTAATGGCACTTGTTTAACATTTGCATCGGGTACAGTGGTGGTAATGCCATCAGCGGTAACAGGTACTGACTATGCGATATGGGCAGAAACAGCTGGCACAATAACCTGTACTAATAACTTCACTACGCCACCTACCGCTAATGCTCGTAAGATTGGTGGCTTTCATTACGCTCCCGGTGGTAATGCAGCTGCTCGATCAGGTGGTAATACTACGCCTTATATCAATGCTTATTCATTATGGGATTTAAAGTTTAAACCAGCTTGTCAAGACCCACGCGGTATGACGTTAGTTGCTGATAATTTCTGGGCTGATATTTACCTATTAAATACCGATCCTGATACTAACGGCACGTCTAAATATAACGTCACTATTGCTGATGGCGCTAGTCCTCCTAAAGTACCAACTAAGTTTGGCGGTAATGGTTCAACAACTTATACCACGCTAACTTGGTGGGAAGCTAATGAGGTCTTAGCGGCTAATGGTAAACGCTCTGCCAGCTATCAAGAATACGCAGCCCTAGCTTTCGGCACAACAGAAGCCAGTGCTATCGGTACAGATCAAGTATCCACCATTCTTAATGCTGCTTACACCTCAAAATGGGGTGTTATGCAGTCTACAGGCGTAATGGATGTTTGGGGAAAAGACTTTGGTGGTGGTGCTGGAACGGCCGCATTCACAGCTAATACCACAGGCAGAGGCTCTACTTATCAGCTTTGTAATGCCGTGTTCTTTGGAGGTAACTGGAGTTTTGGAGTGAGCGCAGGTTCTCGTTACTCGGCCTGGAACTTCTCGCCTGCGGTCTCGAACACCAACATCGGTTCTCGCGGTGTCGTTGACCACCTGTTACTTGATTAAAGTGGCGAAAGCCACTGGCCTTTAAGATGCAACCTATACAACAAGTGGTTGTTAATTATAGCCAGATGGCGATCATCGAGAAGTATGAAACGGTGATTCATTATTTATACCCCATTGCGCAATCGTTACCGAGAAAGCATGGGGTAGTAAGGGATATGTTTTTACAGACTTTGTTTAACCAAGCTGAGTTATTTTATATAGCCGGTAAGAGTAATCAAATCAGTAAAATATATGAAGCAGATGCAGGATTAGCGCAGCTGCGGTTTTGGTTACGTTTCTTAGTAATACCGAGTACACGCGGCATAACATCTCACCAGCACCAAGTGGTCTTAATCATGCTTGCGGAGGTTGGGTCTATGCTAGGGTCATGGATTACTAAGCGTAAGGGGCAGAATGGGTAAAACACCGTGAACTTTGGAGGTAACTGGAGTAATGGAGTGAACGCAGGTTCTCGTTACTCGAACTGGAACAACTCGCCTACGAACTCGAACAACAACATCGGTTCTCGCGGTGTCGTGACGGCATTATTTCCTACGCTTTGCAATCGCTACGGCATTGCAAGCCGATCACTATGTATGTGGTCAGCCATTGTGTCCTGCTTCGGCAAATACTTTTCACGGTTCAGGATGCCCTTAGTAATATCGCTTGAACAGGGCTACTGACTTGAAAACGCATAGAAACTTGATAGAACGTATAGCCAGTCCTGAAAACATGCAGTTAGCGTTTAATAGAACAGCTTGTGCAAAACGGATGAGCTTTGGGTATCTTGAGTTTAAAGAATATAAATCGATTAACTTAATCAAGTTAGGGCAAGAGCTGTTAGACGGTAGCTATCAAGTCGGTAGCTATAAACAGTTCTATGTGTTTGAACCAAAGAAGCGACTTATATCAGCCTTAGAGTTCAAAGATAGATTGGCTCAACATGCTTTAATGGCTGTCATTGGTGATATTTTTGACGCCATGTTTTTACCTAATACTTATGCTTGCAGAGTCGGAAAAGGTACGCATGGTGGCGTTCGTTATCTTCAGTCAGAGTTAAGAAAAGACCCCAAGCCAATGTATTACCTTAAGACAGATTACACAAAGTTTTTCCCTAGTGTGGATCATACGTTATTACTGGCTATGATAGAGCGAAAGATTGCTTGTGAAAAGACAATGAAGATTATTAAGCAACTGGTTATACCTGGCAATGTCGGTATTCCCATAGGTAGCTTAACCAGTCAGTTATTTGCCAATATCTATGGCTCACAGCTTGACCACTTTATCCACCATGAGCTAAAGCATAGACGATGGGCAAGATACATGGATGACGTTGTTATTCTTGGTAACGATCCTGAACAATTACGTCAGGACTTTGAAAAGATTAAGCAGTTTTCTCAGGAAAAGTTAAAGCTCACTATCAGTAAATGGCAGTGTGCTAGTGTCAAAAGAGGGATTAACTTTTTAGGGTATCGAATCTGGGCAACGCATAAGCTAATAAGAAAGGACTCGGTATTACGAGCAAAGCATAAGATTAAGCATTTTATAGAACACCATGAGTTTTTAAACCTTACCAAATTCTTAGCTTCATGGCGTGGTCATGCAAGTTGGGCTGATACTCACAATTTATTTAACTGGCTGGATAACAAATATGAATATTATTAATACACGAGAAGATTTAGACGCACTAAAAGGCACCCCTTCTTATGGTGAGTTTGTTGCCTTATTAAAAGGGTCAATGAGTCACAAACAAGACAGCCAAGCATATCCTGATGACTACAACCAACCTGAGTATGCCGGTGAAGTATTAGAGCCTATCTGGATAGACGTTGAAGATTTAGCCACTATCGAAAGATTTGGCTTTACCAAAGATGAGTTACTAGCACTTTAAAAAGGATAGATAGATGAGTTCAGACGTCGATATTTGTAACCTTGCTCTGGCTCGTCTTGGCGATGAGGCTAATGTAGTAAGCATATCCCCACCGGACCAATCAGCTCAGGCTGGCTATTGCGCTCGGTTCTATCCAATGTCGTTATCAGCGGTGCTGGATGAGCATAACTGGGGCTTTAATAGTAAGCTAGTCACGCTGGCACTAACGACCAACCCGTCTAGTCTCTGGGATTGCTGCTACGAAGTACCTAGCGACATGATTAACGTGATTGCTTTGTATGACACGACAGCGGTTGGGGATGTCAACTACGGTGGCTTTCCGAGCAATGCGACGACCAGTAGTATCTATGGTGATGGCAGTAAAGCCAGTTATCTTAATCGCCTAGCAACACACGGTAATCAGCAAGATTACTCGGTTGAATCGGATACGGATGGCAACATCATACTCTATGCTAACCAACAGAATGCCATGCTAAAATACGCGGCTTACACAACGAATACAGCGGTATTTCCACCTTCATTCATTGATGCTCTTGCTTGGAAACTAGCGAGTAATCTAGCCGGTATTATGCTCAAAGGTGATATTGGCGTATCAGCCTCGATGAAATGTATGCAGGCTTATGCACAGGCCTTGAAGGCCGCTAAAGATTCTGACTCACAAAATAGAAAAGTATTTCCGATTCCAGCACCAGCGGGGATAGCAGCCCGTGCCTAATGTTAGAGTTCTAAAGAGTAGCTTTAGTGGTGGTGAAATATCCCGTGAATTGTTTGGGCGTCTTGACATCTCTAAGGTGCAGGCGGGTTTAGATACTTGTCGTAACTTCATCATCATGCCTCATGGTGTAGCCTCTAATCGTCCAGGATTTCAGTACGTCAATGAAGTCAAGACATCGGCTAACTTTACCAGGCTGATTCAGTTCTCGTTCTCTAACACGCAGACGTTTGCAATAGAAATGGGAGCAGGCTATTTCAGGTTTCATTATCAAGGCGCAACTTTGATGAGTGGCGGTGTACCGTATGAAGTCGCCAATACTTATGCGCAAGGCGATTTATCAACGATCAAATATGTGCAGTCAGGCGATGTTATTACGATTGTCCATCCTAATTATCCACCGAAAGAACTCAAACGCTTATCTAACCTTAACTGGACGCTAACGACTATTTCTTTTGCTTCACAAACGGCCGCACCAACAGGGGTGTCATGCACTGCTACAAGGCCGACTACAGGTGTTACTCAGACTTTCAAGTATGTGATTACGGCTTTGAACAGCTTAGGTTATGAAGAGTCACCGGCATCGGCAGTATCTAATACCGTCAGTAACGATTTAACGATCTCAGGCAACTACAATACGATTGTGTGGAGTACGGTAGCTGGCTCTATTCGCTATAACGTCTACAAGTATTCAAGTGGTACTTATGCTTATATCGGCCAGACCTCCGGCTTGACTTTAACCGATGATAATATTCTTGCCGACTTAACCAAGACACTACCGATTACCGATACCATTTTTGCTTCAGCTAATAACTATCCTTCCTCGGTTTGTTATTATCAACAAAGACGTTTCTTTGCCGGTACGATTAACCAACCACAAAACATTTGGTCCACGCAGTCATCGTCTGACTACAACATTGCTTACTCTATCCCTAGCCAAGGCAGTGATGCTTTGCGGTTTAAGATAGCAGCACAGAAAGCCAATGCGATCCGTCATTTAATGCCTAACCAATCAGACTTGCTAGTCTTAACAGCATCAACCGAATGGAGCGTGAGCGCTGACTCAGGCAGTGCTTTAACGGCAGCAACCTTAGATATTAAGACACAAACACAGAACGGCACATCAACGGTTGCACCGGTGTTTGTCAATAAGTACATTCTCTATCCGCAAGCACAAGGCGGCCACATTGGTGAGATGTCTTACTCTTGGCAAAGCTCTGGCTATGTGAGTAATGACTTGTGCCTATTAGCGCCACATTTATTTGATACCACGACCATTTCAGACTTTATTTTATCGCGAGCGCCTGTGCCGGTGATCTGGGTAATAAATAGTGCAGGGGCTTTATTAGGCTTGACCTATGTACCGGAGCAACAAGTATCAGCCTGGCACAAGCACGATACTACTAATGGCCTATTTGAATCCTGCATAACGACTTCCGAGAACAATGCTGATGTGCTGTATGTCATCGTTAATCGCACCATCAATGGTGTCACTAAGCGTTACATAGAAATGCTACATACCCGTTTCTTTACTAGCCCCAGTGATGCTTTCTTTGTTGATTGCGGCTTAACCTATAGTGGCGTATCAACGACTACGATTACTGGTCTGGGGCATTTGGAAGGACAGACTGTTGCTATCTTGGGTGATGGCGCTGTAATGCCTCAACAAGTCGTCACCGGTGGGGCTATCACACTGCCATTTGCTGTGACTAAAGCACAGATAGGCTTGCCGATTACCGCTGATCTTACTACTACTCCCGTCGCTATAACGGGCGATGCCACACTAGGCCAGTCTCGAATCAAGAACATCAATAAGATTTGGGTGCGGGTTTACAATTCGGGTGGTTTTAGTGCCGGACCGGATACGGCACATTTAACGCCAGTCAAGACACGGCATTATGAAACACCTGGCACAGCACCGGATTTAATCACCGATGAGATTCCTTTATTTGTAACCTCACAATTCAATCCATCTGGGCGGGTGACGGTTAGACAATCTGATCCACTACCTTTAACGATTGTGGATATTACCACTGAGGTGGCTGTTGGCGGTTAAAGTTACCAAGCGGTTCCCAACCTATGAAGACATGGTTAGTCTGGCTGAGAACATGCGCCAGATCGATGTCGATGAGATTGAGACGGTAACGGACTTAGGCACGTTGGAATGTATTGTCGCTTCAGTCAATAATTCTGAAAAGGATTGCTGCTTTGCCGTCTTTGCTGATGGTGTTCTAGTTTGTATCTACGGCTGTTCCATTACCGGCAATCCTTGGTTGCTGGTTACTAATCAAATGGATAGTCATGTCATTAATCTTACCCGTCGTACCAAGCATATCGTGCGGATGATGTCCAAACGATGGCCTATATTGTCTAACATAGTTGATGTCAGAAACAAAATGACGATCCGCTGGCTGAAGACGATAGGTTTTACGTTCGAAGAAACCATTGAGATCAAGCCCGGATTTCCCGTAATACGCTTTGAAATGGTGCGCGATGAACGAACTCTCCCAGATACTGCCTGACTCGCTCGATTATAAGACAGCAATACTTGAGGCAGAGGACATGATGAGAAGCCACCCGCAAGTTGATCCAGAAGTTATCCATCATTTTTCACCTGGCATCTACGCTAGGGAAATGCGCATTAAAAAAGGCACTCTGCTAACCGGTAAGATTCATAAAACTGAACACCTTTGTATCCTCAATGGGGATATAGAGATTGCCTCACAAGATGGTAAAGGTCGTTTTACCGGCTATCTTACTTTTCTCTCTAAGCCTGGCGTTAAGCGCATCGGCTTTGCTCACGAAGATACTGTATTCACAACTATCCATGCCATTGAAGGAACAGACATTCAATCATTGGAAGCAGCACTAGTCGTAGACACATTCGAGCAATATGAACAGTATTGCTTATCCTCATCTAAGCAGGAGATGTTGTCATGAGTTTTATAGCTGTAGGTCTTTTTGTTGCAACAGCAGTAACTTCTGCCGTAATGCAGGGGATACAAGCTAAAAATCAAGCTCAAGCTGAACGTAGCGCAGCAGAGTATAACGCTCAAGTTGCCAATAATAATGCCACCATAGCTAATCAAGAACGCTCCACAACACTCCAGGAAGGTGAGGTTGAAGCTCAGAACTCTATGCGCAAGCAAGCCTCCATGATTGGCGATCAACGCGCTCAGATGGCGGCTAATGGCATTGACCTTACCCAAGGTTCAGCGCAAGACATTCTTGCTTCAACTAAATTCTTAGGCGGTATCGATGTCAATACGATTCAATCAAATGCGGCTAGGCAGGCATGGGGGTATGAAGTGCAAGGCATGAATGACAAATCTGCCGCTACGATGGAAACATGGAAGGCGAATAGTATCAACCCAAGTCAGATTGGAGCAATGGCCGCTGGCTCATCACTATTGAGTTCTATTGGTGGTGCAGCTTCCTCGTATGCGGGTAGTAAAGGAAGCAATACAAACACTAATTCAGGTGGAAGCGCTGCTAAAAGTTCTTATGGTGTTACTAATACGAGCTTTAAAGGACTGGGTAAATAAATGAGAGTTCCAGAATATCAGCAATCTGTTTCACAACAAGGCCTACCTGATGCTAGGCAAACGACTCACTATACAGCCGATGATTTCATGGGTGGCACAGAGAAAGCCGCTCTGGGTTATGGCGTAGAGCTTGCCGGCAACCTAGCCCATGATGCACAGAAAGTAGCGGTTAAGCATTATGAGGATCAGTTAAAGCAGTCTATTGCCGATCAAGCTCGTGATGCAGTTACGCAATACCGAAACAGCAAACAAGGGGCTATGTTTGGTGCGGAAGGTCAGAATGGACAACCAAGAACGCCAGGCTTTTTAGAGCTAACCGGTAAAAACGCCCTTGCTCCGGTCAATGGACGCTCGCCAGCTAGTACCTTGCAGGATACGCTTCAACAAAAACGCTCATCGATTGCTGACAGCCTAACTTCAGAGGAAGCCAAGGCTATCTTTAGCCAACATGCAGATGAAGAAGATTATCAAACCAATGGCTTGATTCAACAGCATGAAGGCCAGCAGTCTAGGGTATTTCGAGAATCTACCTTAAAAGCAGAGAGTGACTCCTTGGGTAGGGAAATTGAACAGGGTTATAACGACCCTAATCGCATACAAACTAACTATGCGAAGTTAAAAGACAGTCAGGTGCAACTTGCCATGCTTAATGGCTTTAATGATAAGGTAGGATTGGAGTCTGCGCGTACTCAATTTTCAAGGTCACTCAAGATAGCCAATGCAGCGGCTATTCAAAATGGCGGTTGGGAAGTTGCGGCAAATAATATTAAAACATTTGGCCATGAACTCGATGTTGATAGCTTAACTGATTTAAAAAAATCACAGCTTGATGCTTATGTGCCTAGTGTATTGCAAAGTAATCCACAGGCTTTATTGGATGCAGCAACTGAAAAACTAAAGCCTAAGTCATTCCCTGCAATGGATTTTGAACGACTGAAGCAAATACGCGATACCGTTGAAAGTCATGGAGCAGATTACAATTCTGACGGTTCACCGGTTATTCACATTGATAAAGATGGCGTGAAGTCTAAGTTTAAAAACCAAGTTCGTGAAGATGTTGCAAAAGCACCAGGATTTAATATTCGTCCAGCCGCTAATGATAGTCCTGAAGAATACAATCGCGTTGGTGATGAGCTACTAAAGGCGCATTATGATTATCATAAAGGTGATGTCGAAAAAACATTAGCGGCTTATAACGGTGGCAGAGCTGGCATTGATAAAGCTATCAAAACGGGTGGCGATTGGCAATCTAAAGCAGGGGTTAAAGATTACTTGGATAAGGCTTTGATAGAGGCTAATAAAACCAATACCCCTTTGGATGATGCCTCACCTCAAGAACTCCTACAAATCAAAAACCAAGCTGAAAGCATGATTTCTAAAAGTGAATCTACTTTTAGAGCAGAAAATCAGATTCAACAAGATAACCAATATGCACAGGCACATGCAACTGGTGTGACGGGGGAAATGATCCCCTTTAAAACGTTTGAACAGGGTTATGGTAATAAGGCGCCTATTGAATATGAGAAATATGTAGATAATATTAATCATGCCAAACAAGCATTCTCAATTAGAGATATGCCAACGGCTGAGGTCAATAATCTATTGGCATCTCAAAAGCCTGTAAATGGCAGTGCTAATTATGAAAGAGAAGATAAGCAATATAATAGTCTCCTGCAAGCGGCTAAAGAGGCAAAGGATACGCGTGACAAAGACCCTATTGCCTCAGCCTACCAAAGCGGCTATCCAGTACAGCCTATAAACTGGACTAACCCACAGCAGGCCGCCACTGAAATCAATAATAGACTCGCTATCAGCGATCAACTCACAGTTAAATTTGGCACTAAGCCCACCGTATTAACAACTGAGGAAGCTAAAAGCCTGTCTACCACTTTCGAGGCAATGCCAACTAAAGATGCACTTAAGTTCATGGATGGCTTAAGTAAAAGTACCAATCCTATATCTTACAACATGGCCATGCAACAGTTGCGTAAAGACTCGCCTGTTACTGCTATGGCGGGGTTTTTGTATGGAATAAATGAGAGTTATCAGCAATCAAATTGGGGTGGTTACGCTGACCCAACAACGATCAATGTTAATGGACAAAAAGCGGCTGAATATGTGTTAAGGGGTGAGCGCTTGCTTAATCCAACGACTGGGGATAAATCAGAAGACGGCAAAAGCAAAAGTATATTTATGCCTAAAGACACGGAGTTTCAAGCAGCCTTTGATGAATCGACCAATGGAGCTTTTGCTAATCATCCCGATGCAGCCAACACAACAATGCAAACTGTGCGTGCCGCTTATGCTGGCATATCTGCCGAAAGTGGCGATACCCATAAGGAATTTAACTCAGATACTTTTGATAAAGCCATTGAGATGGTCACGGGTACAAAAGGTGGCGCACTTAATGTGTTTAATAGTCGTATTATCCCGCCTTATGGTATGCCAGAGGACATATTTAAAGATAAAGTCACTCAGCAATTTAATCAGCAAATGGAGGCTGAGGGTCTGCATCGATTCGTTGCTAATGACAATATAAATCATTACAAGATAATCCCTATGGGCGATGGGCTTTATGGCTTTACGGATGGCAATACGATAAAACCGATTGTGATTAATCTAAAGCCTGATTCAACAGCTCAGGCTATTAACCCATGAGTTATCTATTTGGCGGTGAGTCGGTACAGTCAAGACAAGATACACTGCAAGACATTAGTGAGTCTAGTTTTAACCAAGAAGATGAAGCCTATAAAAATAGGCTTGATGAAACACTCAGCAATGTACTGACTCCCGCCAGAATAGCAACACGTTCTATTGCAAACTTAGGTATTGCTGCCGATGCTATCCCTACCGCGATAGGTGCTTACTATGGCATCGATAATCCTGGGTGGCATAAGCATGTCACGCAAAGTTTAATTCATACACGAGATGCTTTAACACCTGATCCACAAACAACTCATGTATCTTTACAAATTGCTGATCAATTTGCTGGCATGTTGGGCGATGTTGCAGTGACGCTTGGTAATCCAGTTGCCTTTAGTGCGATGCAAGGTGGCAAACGAGTCACTGAAGAATTAGAGAAAGGTAAAGGTTTAGGCACATCATTAAAACTGGGTGCAGTTGATGCACTAGCAGCCAAAGCCTATATGACAGTACCATTAGGTTTTGCCAGTAAAGCGCTTCCTATTGCAACAAGACTGCAAGGGGCGGCCACTGGGGCTGTCATTGGTGCGGGTATAGGCTCTGCTAGTGAGATGGCTAATGAATCTGTTTTAAAGGCGGATGGCTATCCAGAAGAAGCCAAGCAACATGATTGGTCAAATCCTACTACACTCGCTTTAAATGCGGCCTTTGGTGCGGTATTTGGAGGCATACACCCTCATGTATTGCCTTCACACCAAGATGCTGTGCTAACGGCTATGGATGCCCATGCCATAGAAAATCCAGATAGCTTAAGTGCGACCAATCCTGCCTCTAATAATGCGCTGGTTGATGGCATGAATCAGTCGGTCAGAGAGCTAGTGGGTGGCGTGCCGATTACCAGTTCAATACGGTTTACTGAGAAACCAGAAATACCATCTGATTTGTTGGGCTTGGCAGGGGAACGGATGAGTCGTGGTGAGCGACAATCCTTAGAACAACAAAAAGCCGATCTTGAATATAAGTTAAAGCAGATTGAAGAAGGTGATTTAGGTGATGGCGTAAGGCTAGAGGATGCACTGCCACATCAAGATAGTCTTGGTCGATTAAATGAAATACTTGCCAAAGATGATATATATCAATCTGCACATGCTGAGATGTCTAGAATTGAGCAACAACACTTATCTGATAATGGATTTATTCGTAATCCTGCGATTGAGTTATTACAAAAACAAATCGATCATGAAATATCTCAGTTAAACGATGCTTATGATCAGGTCAATAAGAATCCAACAGGAAAAGCAGATGATCCTCTAGTTATGATAAAGCCGGAGGATATAGAGAATGTTGCTATAGCACGTGGAGGATGGAAAGGTTTTGGCGACATAGAGGTTAAAGGCGCTGGATGGGGTATTGCTAAGTTTATTTGGCGACATGGAAAAAAATCAAAAGAACAAAATGAATTTCAGGTTGCAAAAGAAGATGTGCTGGAATTTCCTAATGTGATACGTGATTTTAATCCATCAAGGGAAGCAAATCCAGATGGCTCAAAGGGAAGAGAATGGAGAGTTAATCTTAATGGAAGGACGATAGTTTATGCAGATAATTTACTGAATGGAAGGGATGGCAGACATTTAGTAACTATCCATGTTAAGAACCCAAAAAAAATCGGTCATGATCATCCATTATCTGAAAAGAGAGTCGATGCTCCTGCGTCTTCCGGTAAGCGTTTGGAGGCTCACACCGGAGATACACAGTCTGAATTTTTGCAACAGACTGGGCAGGAACCATCGGCAAAAGATAGTCTAGTCTCAAATAGTAATAAAGCAAGTAAAACCGAACCCCCCGAAATAACCGCAGCTCGTCAAGCAAAAATCCCCAAAGAGTTCATCAACAAAACCCACATTGATATTACCGATGGCGAGGGCAAGACAACCAGTATCTCAGCGGATAAGGCGATTGCTCACATGCAAGAAAAGATAAGTGCTTATGAAAACTTTATTAAATGTATTGAGGGCTAGATGATTACGATAAAAGATAAAAAGTTTTTGTCGCAAGTCATGCCTCAACCGGAGCGGGAAGTCATTGACTATGACACTATTATTGCTGAGTTGACTAAGCAAGTCATTGAAATGGGTCAGCGTATTGAGCAACTCAAACAACCTGAAGCGCCCAATGCTGTTGCGCCTGTTGTCAATTTCGTACCACCCAAGACAATACCTCCCAACTTAATCGCCAAAGTCATTAGAGACAGTGACAATCGAATTGAGTCTATCGTTATTACCGAACACAAGCCCTCTTTATTAGGATAAAACATGGCCACTTATACGAAATACACGGCAGCAGTTGAGCCACTTGTCGAGGGGGATAATGCTGGAACAGCAATATGGAAAATAGCCCTAGCATTAACCGTTAATGCCGCTGATACGTCTTTTGTAGCGGGTACAACTGATCTTGTGACCGGTGGCGGTTATACGGCTGGCGGCAATGCGTGTACGACTACTTCAGCAACTCAATCAGGTGGTGTCTTTAAATTAATTTTAGCTAACCCTGCAACATGGACGGCCAGCACAACCGGCTTCGCCTTCCGATATGCCGTGCTTTATAACTCAACTTCTAGTATCCCTTATGGCTACTGGGATTACGGTGTAGGGGGCGTTACTATGAATGGAACTAACGGAGATACCTTTGCCGTTAATTTGGATGCTGTAAACGGCACGTTTCAGGTAACGTAATGGCTGGCTCTGCAACTGCGACTGTAGATTTAGGAAGTGCGCTTAATAACAGTTTTATTATTACTATTACCGATGCCAATGTATCTGCAACAAGTTATGTCGAGGCATTCGTGATGGTTGATTCAACAGTCGATAATGACACGGACGCACATAGACATGCGGCTGCAAGCTGGAAACTATCTACTTTGCCAGCAGCAGGCTCATTTACGCTCTACATAGACGGTCTTATTGATCTATGTTGGGGGACTTTTAAAATTCGATACGCGTGGGCATAAATTATGGGCTGGGCAAATAAATTAGTAGGTTGGACAAGTAATCAAGGGGCTGAGGTCAACACTGATGGCTCTTTGCATGTTGTTGATGTATCGCCATCAGGCACAAATTATACTATAGCGACTAAAACAGGAACGATTGCAGCGGCAGCGGCAGCAGGGGCGGTTGTATATGCTATGCGATATGATCCTTCAGCAGGCACTAAGTCGGTGTGGATAGATTCAATTAGATTGCGATGGACAACCATCGCTGCATTTACTGTGCCAATCACACAAACCCGATCATTAGTCTTGACACGTGGAACAGGCGCTGCTACTTCGGGCGGCACATCTATTCCAGTTGCTACTAAAAAAGATAGTAATTATGTGTCATCTGAATATGACTTGGCGCTCGGAGGGGATATTCGTATCGCTACAACAGGCGCATTAACTGTCACAGGTATCACATTTGAAGCCACTAACATCGCTGAAATACCGTTAATTCAAGTAGGCGCGGCAGGGGCGTTTTATGAAAATGTTTATGAGTTTAACGTGCGCAACCATCCTATTGAATTACATCCGGGTGAGTTGATCGCTTTGCGTGTTGGCCCATCGGCGATGGACGCGGCTGGAACATGGTCACTAGGCGTTGAGGTTTCGTGGCGAGAAAGTATATCTGAGGCTTAATAAATGACGCTACTACTTGCTCAAATAAGCGGTGGTAGCGGTGTAGCTTACACGTTATCAGGCGCTACAGGTAATTACACCTATACAGGTAAAAATGTAACCTTTACCTTAGCTAGAAAGTTAATTGCCTCTACAGGGGTGTATTCGGTAACAGGGCAAAGCGCTACTTTTAAATTAGCCAAGAAATTAACCGCGACGGCAGGAAGTTATAGCCTTGCTGGACAAAATGCAAGTCTCAGCTACATAGCTGGAGCTGGGAGCGTAGCTTATAGTTTAGTTGCGCAATATGGAAGTTATGCGGCTAATGGCCAAGACGTTAATTTCTCATTAGAAAAGAGATTGATAGCGGAGCATGGTAGCTATTTATTTTCTGGACAGCCAGCTATCTTAGTTTATGCGTCTGGATCGCAGAACTATACATTAGATGCTTTGCATGGTGAATATTCTTGGCTTGGCAGCAATGCGGACTTTGATTACAGCGGAGAAGTATCTGGCTTTAGTTATAGCAGTAAGATTAATCGCCCTATTCAATCCATCGACTACCCAGAAGATGATGAAGAAAGCATTATCTTATTTGTACTCAGCAATCTAATATCAAACGGAAGTCTACAATGGGAAAGATAACTAAGTGCATAGCTACCTATGGCGAAGGCATTGACTTAGAGCGTATCAATGATGAAGTGAAGGCGGGTGCAAGTCATCTTGATATTGCTAAAGCTCATCTTGCTGAGTACCGACAAAACCATGCTGATATTGTTAAGCATCTTGAGACTGAATACCGAAAAACACTACCCGCTGAAGATGCAACTATCGCATCTGCCCGTGAAGCAATGCCATCAATACCTAAAGATAAAGTATTTGACATTGAAAATGATGACGGCTCAATAGACTCAGGGAATGCTGAAGAACTCATGGCTAAAGCTGATGAAGACATGGCCTTTTCTGAGCAATCTGATAAAGCGACATCAGCGGCTATTAATTGCTTTTTAAAATGGGGAGATGTATGAGAGCGGATTGTATTAACGCAGTTTCACAAGCTATAGGCCGACAAATAACCCAAGCTGAAGCCCAAAAGATTGAGCAACGCATTACTGAATCACAGAAGCAACTTTGGAAAACAGATCGTCAAGCTATGCTTGGCATGAGTAAAGACCAACAGTTTAGGTTAGCAGCTAGTGAGGCGGCTAAAAGTATTAAGATTGAAGCGGCTAAGAAACAACAGCGAGTTGCCTTAACCATTCTAGCGCATGACAACATTAAAACATTTTTGGAAAATCAGCCTGGGCGCATGGGTGATAATCTTAGGGAATTATTAGCCGGTAAGAAAACCATGTCGGTGGAGTCATCGATTGAAACTAATCGACATAATATATTAGCCGAACTTGATGCCGTCGCAGAGCCGTTCTTACCCTCTAAGATTGGCTTTGACCAAGGCAATACCAAGATGGAAGCGGTCTATCGAGAATTGCATAGTCAAGATACTGGTGATGCGCCCGCTAAAGCCTATGCTAAAAAGCTCACGGAAGCCTTTGAGAGCCAGCGTCAGCGTTTTAATGAGGCAGGCGGTAAGGTAGGGCATCTTGATGATTGGGCGCACCCACAAGCCCACTCTTCATATTTAGCTTTTAAAGCGGGCAAAGATGGTTGGATTAATGCCATTGCATCGAAGTTAGAAAGAAGTCGCTATGTCAATGAGGATGGATCAGGGTTTAGTGATCAGCAGTTCAATGATTTCTTAGGCAAGGCTTGGGAGTCTATAGCCTATGAAGGGCAGCTTAATGGCGAGATCGGTGCTAATAAAGGCACAGGATCGGCTGCTAATGCGCACTCACAAAGTCGTCAATTACATTTTAAAGATGCAGATAGCTACCTTGAGTATCACAAGCAGTTCGGTGAAAAGTCACTCCATGCCACACTAATCAGTCATATTGATAGCATGAGCAAAGACATTGCCATGATTGAGCGCTTAGGGCCTAATCCTAACCATCAGTTTAATTGGTGGAATGACTATGCCTATCGTGAAGATGCCAAGTTAGGATTATCTCCCGATAAGCTCAATGCTAACAAAGTTAAGAATGACAATCTATTTAAAGAGGTTGCCGGTATTCATGAAGCGGTGGGTAATCGTTCATTCTCTCGATGGATGGATGCCATACGCTCAATCAATCTAATCGCACTAGGTTCGTCTGGTATCTCAACGATTACTGATTTAAACACCATGAACCTGACAGCGCAATATAACCATATCTCGCGCTCTAAGATGATGGTGGAGCATTTACGGGCGTTATCGAGTGCAGATTCTAGGAGAGCGGCTAGACGTTTAGGTATCGGTTTAGATGCGTTTGCTGGCGCTGTCTTAAGGCATGGTCAGGAACAAATAACCAATGGCATAGCCTCTAAGATGGGGGGCGCTGTTATTCGCTTATCAGGTATGCCGTTTATTACCGAAGCCAACCGTCAAGCTTTTAGCATTACCATGATGGATGCGGTGGCCCATGTCGTTGATACTCATGCAGACCTTGCCTCTATTAATAAGACTGATGCTCGTATGATGTTTACGCATGGCATTGACCAAGCAGACTTTGCTATATGGAAGCAAGCCGTTCCAGAAGTATGGGTGGACGGTGAAAGCAAACTATTGACGGTTAATTCAATACTTTCTGTGCCTGATGTTGATCCTAAAGTGTTAAGAAAATCAGCAGATAAGTATATGGCACTGGTCCTCGATGAGCAAAACATGGCTGTATCAACCCCTGGTGCAGCAGAACGTTCCTTTATGAACGCAGGAACAGTCAGAGGTACAGTAATGGGGGAACTAGCAAGGTCATTCTGGCAATTTAAATCATTTGGCTTGATTTACGCAAATGCCAATCTTAAACGAGCGATGAGCTTAAAAGAGGAGTCACCTCAATCGGCTGCCGCTTATGCTGCAACATTCCTAGCGCAAGGTTTGATTTATGGAGCGATTGCCACACAACTTAAAGAGATAGTTAATGGCCGTGATCCACTAGCAATGGGCAATGCCTCATTCGCTGGAAGAGCCTTATTAGCCTCGGGTGGTTTGGGATTGTTTGGTGATTTCTTAAATGCTAATAACTCGCAGTATGGAAGTAGCGTCATAGCGTCTCTTGCTGGGCCTACTATCAGCAAAGCCGAGCAGTTCTATGATTTAACCGTCGGTAATATACACAAAGCAGGGCAGGGCGAAAAGACGCATGTTGGAGCTGAAGCCTTAAGACTGGCTAACAGCGTTAATCCATTAGGCACACTCTGGTTTACTAAGAGTGCCTTTAATCATTTAGTGTTACAGAACTTGCAAGAATCATTATCACCAGGCTACTTAAGAAGAATGTCGCAACGCGCTCAACGCGAGTTTGGTCAGTCTTATTATTGGAAGCCTGGCGAAACCATGCCAGATCGAGGTCCGGATGTTAATAAAGCCTTTACGGAAGGCAAGGACAGCAAAGGCGGCTCATTTTATGATAAAGCTGTGAATACAGTGCGCTTGCTGGGGGGCTAGTTATTTACGAGACTTATAGAGGTCAGACAAATAACACCATATTTTACAGGGGATGTATATCAATAGCCCCATAACAACGACATGCACCGGAACCATAAGGTTATCTTCTAGCGATCCACACTCATAGCCAGAATTACATGCGATAAGTGGAACAACAAAAAATAAAATTATATAAGTAATGGTTTCAGACGACATAAATTTTCCTTAAACATTAGGTGGGCAAATGACTATATTAATTGAACAACTAAAGATTGACGAGGGCTATTCTGAGCATGTTTATAAATGTCCTGCGGGGGCCAACACGATTGGATATGGCTATAACTTGGACAGTAATAGCCTGCACTTATCCTCATTAGAAATTAACCACGCCTTTCGGAATGGCATGGGTGAAGTTGAGGCTGAACGAATACTGCTATTAATGGTTAAAAAAACAGTGGAAGAATTACAAAGGATATTCTCGAACTGGAATACTATTAGTAAGACTCGTCAAGATGCTTTAACCAATATGTGTTTTAATCTGGGCGTGACTCGGTTCCTGAAGTTTAAAAAGATGATAATCTTGGTAGAAGATAATGATTTTGTTGCGGCCAGTAAAGAAGGTTTAAATAGTCTATGGGCTAAACAGTTACCGGCCAGATCAAAACGGGTGATGAATTTATTGATAAGTGGATGATGATCTACCAGTCAAAGGGTCTGGCGGAATAGTAATAACTCGGTAAGCATCATAACCCGTTGAATTGTCGCTGGCAGGCTCTGCCGGCTCTTCATTCCTAAAAGTAGGCGTTGAATGAATCACCATTGGGTTATTAGGTGATTGCTGTGAATACTCATTGCCGTAAACACCCGACTTATTGTGGATGCTATGCGACCCATATTCATTGCCATAAGGTCCTGATGGATTATCAATATTGTTGACTCCATATTTATAACCTCCGACTTCACCTAAGTAAGTACCGTCTGGTGCATAAAGTGAAGCTGAAAAAATAGAGTGGCTGAATAGTAGTAGTGCGATAAATGTTTTCATTAGTATCCCCAATTAAGTTAATCAATATCCTCTGGCTTGATGTGCGTGTATCGAGCCAGAGTACGCCAGTCAGTATGCAGTGTAAATTGCTGAACCTGTTGAATACTGTATTTTTGGTTAAATAGTCTGGTAGCCGCTGCATGACGCATATCATGAAAATGTAAATCTTTGATATGCAGTGATGTGCAGGCATTGTTAAAAATGACGCTAATGCTTCCAGACGGGTAGGGAAATATGAATTGACTGGTGGCTGGTTGTTTTTGTACTATCTTCCAAGCTGATTTCTCATACTTGAACCGTCTGTGATTGCCTTTCTTTTCGCGCGGATGTTTTGCATCCCTAACCATACCTGTTTGCTTTTCGTCATTATTATCACTCCATTCTATTCTTGTAATTTCAGATAGACGTCTGGCAGAGAAGTACGCAAACCACATAATAGCGGACATCGGTGTTTTAGATTTTTGCTGTTTTCTAAAATAGCGCGTCAGTTTTAGCATTTCTTGCCAAGTTGGTATGCGTGTTCTTTTATCGGGCTTGGCAATCATGCGCTCTTGTTTCAGCACGATGACTGCACGCTGGAACACGCTGAGATCGCAATCAAAACCATCCACCGCACTCATTGTTGTAATAGCCGTCTTGAGGGTTGACAGGTCCATTGATACGGTTTGTGGCTTTGCTTGTGTATTGCGCTCAATACAGTGATCGATTAAATGCTTTGCGGTAAGCTTGTCAATTTCAATGCTTGCGATATCATAGTGTGATAATCGTGCAAGGTCATTACTCTTTGACTTGCCAAAGCCCGCACCAAAGCGAGCAATATAATTATTAATTATTTCTTTTATCGTGAGTGTAGAAACTTCACCGTGAATTAACGCGCGTTCAATTTCTTTACTGCGCTTCTCTGCCCAGTCAATCGCTAACTGACGAGTAGAGAACGTCTTAGACTCGCGCTTTTTATCTTTAGTGATAAAAGCACGATAAGATATGGTGCCGTTTTTATTTTTTATTTTTGTCGGGCGAATCATTGGCTATTATTTAATTATCTGCACGATGAAAATTCTATCGTGCATTTATCGTGCAGTGACATTTAAAAATAACACATAATACGCACGAATAACACAACAAAAACACAGCAAAGCCCAGTAAATATGGCTAAGTTATTCATTTATAAAGGAGATTACACCGATGACATTTTGGCTTAAAGAATAAAAAACAAGTTATAAAATCAATTAGTTAATAAGCGCACCATCGTGCATCGTGCGCTTATCGTGACGGGGTGGTTAATTTGCACACTTATATTCAGCTTTGGCTTTTTCTTTTACTGCGTCCAGGTAGTCAGCAAAAATAACAATATCTGTCATCCAGCACGTTTTATTGCCACCGGCACGAAACACAGGAAAAGGAAAATCATTGCTGGCCGCTTTTCTTTTTGCTTCTTTTTCGGATAGCCCAAAATATTTAGCGCCAAGCTCAACCACTGGCACATGCGCTGTTCCAAATTCTGCTAACAATCCAAAATAAGTAGATGGTGTCATACTTCCTCCCCAAATGTTTCATGACGTTCTTTGTGGTGCTTATTGCGCTCTGCGATCATTGCATCTGCCATTACATAAGACATTCTCGCTAAAGTTTCCATATCAGGAATGTTTTTAGGTAGTGTCTGCATAGCAAGTCCTGCAAAGTGGTCGCGTAGTGTCATTCCAGTATGTAAAGGCGATTTACCATGCTGTGACGTAACTCCAGAAGCACTATTAAACGTGGTGTAACTTTCTCCTGATGGGTATGCCGGTATATTTTTACTCATCATCAACTCCAATACCGTGATACTGCTCAGCCCATCTAGCCCCTTCGATAAAGAAGTGTTGTTGTAAACCCTCCATGCAACTTGTGATGTTCTTTAGTGTTGATTTGGTTAAGGGTTTGAGTGGTGGTTGTGCTAAGTAAAGTGGCTTACCTTCATCTTCTTCTGATTTATACCACTCCAAATTTATTTCTCCCGTAACCGCATCTCTAACCATATAAGCTTTTGGCCTATCCATTATCACCTCCAATACCGTGTGCTTCTTCAACAGCTCGACCCAGCGTCATTGGGCAACCCTCAAACTCATCTGCTAAAGCCTCAAGATGTTCATAAGACAAAGGCTCACGTTTTGGTGGTGCTGTGTAGAGTGGTATTGTTATTCCATCGAAATCCTTTTCAAACCCTACCGATAAAGTCCGCTCTGTAAAATCTTCGGTTTCTCGTTCATACATCCACGCTACAGGCTCTACCATTGCGAGCTTATCCTCGACATGCTCAGGTTGTGCGAGTAGTGCTTTTATATGCTGCTCCCAATCTTCATATAGCCCTGCCTCAAACAGCCCTGATGTTAAAAGCCTTTCAAGTAACTCTCTCTCAACGCTCATAAAGTCACCGCAAAACTAGGATCTGTCATTCTGGCTGGGCTGCACGTCTCGCAATACTTACGCATCCGAACAGTCGTAGTAAATATATTGCTACATTTAGGACATTTCACTTTACGCAAGCGGTTCAGGCTATGCCCGTCAAATGTTTTCAAAACTGCACCCCATCATCTAGTCGCGGTGGTGGTGTGCCGGTTGTTTTTAAGTACAAGTCGAATAACTCCAACGCTTGATCCCATGCCTCAGAGTGCGCCATTGTCTCGTTTTTAACCCTTGTTAACGTTGATTGTGTTATGCCAGTTGTGTACTGTATTTGTTTTTGCGTTATGCCTGATTCATTAAGCTGGTGAATCATGGCAGGCCAATCTATTGGTTTCATGCAGCCACCTTTCTTTTTTCGATCCAGTCTAAAAATAATTCTCGGTTATAGAAAGCGGTTAAGTTACCCCTGCCACCGATTAATTTATAATCGCATGGCTTGAGTAATACCCCTTTACACGCTAACCGGCTAAGCTGGCTGACTGTGATTCCCATTAGTTCAGCCATTTCCTTTCGTTCGATTAGATGATCCACTAGAATGGGATATCATCATCAAAGGGTAAATCATTAGCCGGTGCTTGCCTTGGCTGGGGCGCTTGTTGTGGCGCTTGTCCACCCTCTTTTTTGCTACCGACTAAATCAATAGAATGTACGTTTAGATCTAGGCTTGTCTTAGTGCTACCGTCTTTAGCCTGATACTCAGTTTGTGAAAGTTCACCAGTTATTGAGATTTGATTTCCCTTAACAAGAAACTCCTTCATTTTTTCTGCGTTATTCCAATAGGTAGCCCGAAGCCATAGGGTCTTTTGTTTATCTCCAAAACCCGTAGAGCTTGCTGCTGAAAATGTTAATACAGCTTTTCCACTTGGGATAAACCGTAACTCTGGATCAGATCCAATTCTTACTAAACCACTAAATATGTTGCTCATGCCACTATCTCCGTTAATAAATTAAACTCTTTCATAATCAATTCTTCTGCTTCTTGAAATGGCACATCAAACTCACCAACAACTGCCCAAATAATACGGTCCTTAACAGTAAATGATATTTCTTGTTTCTTTTCTAA